AGTTGTTAACGCAATGCTGGATGTAGGCTATGGCTTGCTCTTGGTCTTTCATTGTTAAGCCTGATAACGACTTAAACTTACCTTCGTACTCAAAATCTACCTCGAATCCGTGTGAATAACAAAGTCCTACTTGCCAAGGCAGCGGCATTGATTCTGGTGGTTTCATTTTATCACCCCCTCATTAAGCTTTTACAATTTTCCAATCGTACAACCAATTAAACCAAGCATTGCTCAAGTTGGCGTCTCTCAAGTTGGTATTGCTCAAGTTGGTATTGCTCAAGTTGGCATCTCTCAAGTCGGCCTCATTCTCAAGTCGGCCTCATTCTCAACACCCCATTTAACAGCCATACCAAGCTTGATTGATAAAGGAGTGTATTCTGCACTATCAATATCAGCTTCAAACTTAACTTTATCAGTCCATCTGTTTTTTATAGGTTGTTTAATCATTTTCTTATCCTTTCTTTACTATTTCGTCGCATCATTAATTGCATCATAACACTGCTTTTCAAATTTACCAGCACCTTTACATATTTGACTTGCGTTTAATGCCGCGCTTTCATCGTATTTACCACCGACATACTCCCCTGTCCTAGGATCATAATGTGCGAAGTCTTCCGCAACCATCTTTTGCCGATGTTGTAGCGTACCGACAAAAATACCCAATTCTAACACACCTACCATAATAAAAGGCAAGAGTAGCGCAATTTTTACTGTATTGTTCTTTGTATTTCCAGACCCACCAATTGTTCTTGGTTCCAATGTTCTAATCTTCATTTTATTCTCCTTTTGAACTGACTAATACGTTCGGCTATACGGGTGCGATTAAGTGCGATGGCTTCTGGTGTTGGAATGTAGTCGTTATGTAAAGCTGGGTCGATAGTTGTATAATACGGCTCTTGGTATTGTGGCTTAAAACCGCGCTTTTCAAGCTCAATCACAAGCTGGTAAAACCTATCAATCAAGTATTGCAACTTATCATAGAAAAACTTCACATGACCTGTGCCAAGGACGTATTCTTTCGGTGCGTCGGGGCAAGACCTAGCTAAGGTGAACACGCGAGGCAACTCACGATACTCAGCCAGAAGGTGTTTGTCACAAAGCTCTTCTACAGGCACAACATTAATTCGTGTCATAACTACACCTCGTCTATTTTTGTAAACATTACTTCGTTTACTTTATCGCCGTTTTTATCAAACCAATACTCATTGGCCTTTATACCCTCCTCTATGTACTCGGTAGAAGTGACACTATCGTACTCTGCTTGTAATAATTTTAAAACAAATATTTCCAACTTCGTTTTAAAATTATTTTCGGCGTTTTCAACAGAAGCGTCGTAATTTTTACAAAAATCCAATTCATACAACTGATACAACGCCTTTGCTGCTTCCAAAAAGTCATAACGCAACACGATGTTAATATCGCGACGGTCTAAATCAAAACAACTACAAAACACGCCGCATTCATTCAAGTCCGTACAAACACTATCCCACCAAGTGTCTTCTGACACAACTCGTTCATACCACAGGCGGGCTTTTGCACGGGCGGGGGGTGTTAATTCATTGTACTGATAAAGAAGGATTTTAAAGGATGTAGGCATGTTTATCTCCTATTTTGTATCCCTAACTAAAACATTATAACACGTCTTCACGTTTCTGTCAAGTGTCTGTTGGAACTTTACGCTTAATAGTCATAGTGCGGTGCAATTCACAATAAGGGGAACCATCCACTACGACCCTGCCGCAACACAAAGGCACCCCTGCCTTTTCATACCCTTCGGGCCAACGGCAATGATAACGGTCGGCATCTTGTAAACGTACGGGACCTTTATAATCCTTTCGTTCATTTATAATCCTTTCGATGCGTTCTTTACGCTTGTCCACGATTTTTTTAATACGCTCTTCTAAGATTTTCCCTTTGGGCAAGACGACTTCCTTCCTTCTACCGAATTTTATATTATTTCTATTCGCGTATCCAGCAACCGCGTTGCGTGAAATACCCAATAACATACCAACTTCAGTGTATGTTTTACCTTCTTGTGCACACTGTAACATAAAAGCATACTTTTCTGCTTTTGCTTTAGACAACAAATCTACAACTGCAACACTCGTAACTATTTCGCTATTCATGAATTAAACCCCCTATTGATACGTGACGAAGGCCGCAACTCGCCTAATTTATACGATAACACCCAAGTGCGTAATTCGTCCTCCGACATATTGTGAAGACGAAGAAACCGACAAACATCAAGCTTGTTTTTAGACAAACGCCTCACGACATACGCTTTGTAAGATTTAACATACCTTACGCGCTTAGTGTATAGATCTTCAGGAAAGTATTGCATGTTCACCCCAAGGCGCAACGCGCCACAACAACAATTAACAATATAAAAACGGCAAAGTCTGTTATTCTAAGTTTAACCCCCATTTAATCCTCCACACTTTCTATTTGATAATTAGGGTCTTCGTAATTAGGACACAATGTCCATTCAGAATCTTGAGCAACATACGCCTTTTCATATGCCTCGTCCTCGCTACGCGCTTCCACCACTGTATTATACACAAGAAACGCACCACGAGAAATTATATACTTTCGCTTTTTGATATTCAGCGCATTGTAAGCTTGTTCGGCACTACGCACCAAAAAATAAGGGGGTTGAAATAATACAGTCTCTCCTGTCTCTCTTGCCTTTTCTGATTCTAAAAAAGCCTCCAAAACTTCTTTAATATTTTCAAGTGTTTCTTCATTTATTTCCATTTTACTCTCCTATTTGTTAAACTAGTTGAATCACATTGCCATAACGAAAGTAGGGGTGGCCGTTGACACAACCATCCGGAGTCGAAAAATCACAAGCCTTTTGACTAAAAACTTCTTTCACTCGTTCCGTAGCAAGTAAAACTTCATTATCGGTCAACCCTTCAAAAGGTACATTATTAGCAAAAGCAGACAACTTTTTATTGAAAACAGCTTGCTCAAGAGCAGCACAGTGAGCCTCGAAATAGTCATCGATAGGCTCGAAAAGCCAACTCGGATCGTCTATAAACTCAACCATATTGCCCCCGTCATAACAGTTGTAAAAAGACCGATAAACCATATTGAGCACCAAGCAGCGATACAAAACAGGTAAAACAATTTCTCATACGCGCCAATCACACCTGCTCTCCTTCTTTGTATTTGGTTTGCAGTGGCCGATAATTGTCACCAGCCGTTTTTCCACATTCGGGACAAGGCATCGTAGGGATTACATTCTGATAATAATTAGCATCATCGTAACCTCTTCCCTTTTTTGTTGCCCCGCAATGTTCGCACTCATAAATTGCATGAAAGTCGCGCCTACTTTGATCTATTATTTCCTTTATTCTCATTTTGTTCTCCCATTTGTCAAGTTAATCCGGTTGTTTTACCAAGTTTGCGTGTGCCAAGGCCGCAAAAATATCGTCCAATACTGCTTTTATTCCAGCGATGACTTCTTGCTCACTAGTAACGGGCAAGGACTGTAACAAACTATCCACATCAATCAGTGTATTAATGCACTGAAACAAATAAGTGTCGGAGTCAAAACAAGAAGTGATTGTGGAGTCGGACATTTTGTTCTCCTGTTTAGTAGTGGTATCTCTTACTAAAACATTATAACACATTCACAATCGTCTGTCAAGTGTCTGTTGGAACTTCTTCCAAATAATCATTGTGTAGGGAATAAGGGGTCACTAGTCCGTCCCATAACACTTGAGTATAATTTTTATGGAGGTATGGACTGCGCCAAGGAATAACCGTACCTTGTCTATTCGGGTCACTCCTGACAAAAAGTCCTACACTTAATGCTCTTTTTGATAATTTAACCCGAATAGACATGTTGATTACCTTTCTGTAGGTTGAGAATGAGCGGCGTACGTGGACCGACGAACCGAAGAACGAGAATGCTTGAGATATAATAAACAGGCCACCACTACCGAATGAGAGCGACGCGTGCCACGGGCGCGTTCGCGTAACAACGTATTTATCGTAGAGCGGCGCGTTTCCAAAGTAGTAAAAAGGTCAGTCATGAAAACTACCCCCCTTCTATTTTTTCTGTGTTACGTGTAATCTAGCCACGTATCCCTGTTCCCACCCATCACGATAAGCACTATTTACGGATATACTAATCACGAAAAACGAGACGACCGCGCCAATTATCACCCCAAAAAGAAATGTCATGTTAATCCTCCTTCATTTTAATTAATACCGACAAACTTTCGATGGCAATGTCTAATTTGGACTCGATGGCATCAAGTCGTTTAGGGATAGTTACTTCATTTAAGTATTGCTGCTCTAATATATTCATTTTCCGAAGGTGTTCTGCTTGGGCCTCTCTATTCCGTGCTGTCGATTCCAATTCAAACATCGTACTGACTCCCTCCAGTTAAGAATTCCGGAATTACTCTGTGGGAATTACCTCGCCACAAATCACCACCCGCTCCTTGCGGCGCAATTTGGCACGTAATACATTGGCTAAATTCATACGCTGCATACCGCGATTAAGATGTTGCCAAACGAATGGCAGGCCATTCTCTACCGCAATAGAAGAAAGAACAGATTCGTTGCCGAGAAGAGCAGTGGATAGGGCACGTGCCAAGACGTCACCGTTGCTCGTGCCACTAAGCCCCGCGTACCGATCTTTAAATTCCTTCTTTACAACAGAGCGGTTCAAAGAAGATACTTCGGGTGCGTCTTCGTCGGTCGGGGGCACCGATACAAGAGAAGAAGAGACAGGAGGCACGGAAAATACCTTAGCAGACCCAAGAGAGGGTACCGACATAAAGGGGGCAGGTGTCTCGTCCCCCGCAGATTTGAGTTTACCGAATCCTGCAGTATCGAGAGGGGTCAAATGTAAAGTTTTAATAAAACTGTCCATTAAAACAGGCAAATCGTGACCCGATGCAAAACGGTTACTAGGATCATGTGTCACGCGCCAGCCATTCTTGATAGGTTGGATAGAAATCCCGTATGCCGTGGCACGAGCCGCAGTCTTATGATGGATTGTAGGTTTTAATGTGAGGGTCGCCATGGTTATTCTCCTATTTGTTGTCCTATTACCAAAATATTATAACACATTCGAAAGCGTCTGTCAAGTATTTGTAAAGAGAAGAGGAGAAACTTGACAAAGAAAAGAGGGTATGGTATATTGAGACACTGGCTGAGATAGTGTAGAAGACAGTCCAGATTACAGGCGTAATACAAAAGCCTCTATGCTGCCCTGATTTAAGGTGGTTGGTGACGAAGAGATAGATGCGTATTTAGGTAAGTAGCTCCGAAACATCTGTTGAACGCTCATAGGGCCTGATAACTGTAGTAAAAATAGCTTCGGCTATCGCGTAGAAGAGACTGAATAAAGATGCAGCAAGCGTAGGGATTTAATCCGGATTTCATTAAGACGTCCATCCTCTTAATGCGGGATACCGAGGAGAAACCCAACCGGTGATGTATTGATCCGAGATAACGGACAACCAGTGGTCATTATTGCTCCTGCATCGCACGACCCGACCCTACAACAGTCAAATTTACGTAGTAACTGGCACGGGGGGCGCATGCGCTATGTGAAATAGCTATTCCCCTTAATTGTGAAAAACATGTCGCGGTTTTGCGTCGCGTAGACAAAAGAAATTGAAAGCAAACCCATGTGGTGTTAAGGGTATGAGTGTCAGCATCACCGGATTGAATCCGTCCCAAAGCATATAAGAGTTGTAAGTTGTATCGTGGATAACGCCCCTTGCTTGAACCTACCATATCATGTGATAGATTTCAATGCCGGAAAATGGTAAATCGGAGACCCTACGAAACGATATAAGACTGCAACACTGAGAGACCGCTCTGACAACGAGGAACCCCCTCGGAATCGGAGCAAAAACTTGCGTAAAAAACGAAATTACGGGATTTAAATAAGAAAGAGAAGAAGAAAGTAAGAAGAGACACGTGCCACGAGCCACCGTCGAAAAAAAACTTAAGTGCGGTGCACAATGAAATTTCTTTTTTCCCCTACTTTCTCTCTTAAAAAAAGGAAAGGAAAAATAATTTAACACAAAAAAACGGGTCATCTGTCAAGTATTTGTCAAAATGACGGCTAAAATGACATTTTTTACACAACGAGGTCCAGTAAACTTTAGAACCTAAGTAAACCGAGAAAATACGTTTCACGCCTTTCCCCGACGGGCTTCTCGGTTTTTTCTTATATTTTGTTTCACGAACGCAACTAAGTCGAGTAGGGGCATTAGGTATCGGGATACCGCATTGTTGCTCTCTTGCCACATATCTCGTGACATATTTTGCGGTATCTCCAATTGTTTTTCAGCCCCCTCCCTGATTACAACTTTCAGTTGTAGGGCCTATTTCGGGGTTGTCACTTTCCATATATCTCCAAGTTGTTTGTCCTCCGAATTCGGGATACTTGGCCCATGGCGGACAATTCGGACACGTGTTGTGGTGTCCCCAGCTCCAAGTTTCTCCATAGTGGTTTGTGTTTTGTTTTCCAACATACCCGCATCGGGTGCACTCGTAGCGTTTTTCTGTTATTTCCATTTTATCCTCCGCTATATTAATAGCTTGGCATACGCCAAGACGTTTCGGGACTACCTCCTCGTGGCACGGGACACTATTCGCTCATGTACCATGACCCGCAATCGTTGCCGTTTATGTCCTTCAACGTGTGTTCTATTCCCGCCTCTGCTCCTTGTACAGTTATGGAATTAGCTAATTGCCTCAAGATTCGTGCCACTTCCCTTTCTGGTTCACCTTTGAATGTGTCGTTGTCTGTGTCGATTATCACTGTAAATTTAGGCATGTTCTGTTCCTCCTGTTTGAGTGTTTCCAACGTCTTTTTAACGTGTCGCGATTGTTCCGTTCCGGAATGTGCGAAACAAACCGCCAGACCCGTAAACGAGTATGTCGGTCTCGTCGTAGTCCAGCGATTCTTGCGTCGCAAATTCCTTCATGTCGGGCCAGTGGTCCGTTTGGAACACGACACGCGGAGATGGGGTGTTTGTGTTAAGAGCTATGTAAGCCATAGGGATTCTCCTGTTGTGTTAAGGGGTTACTGATGTGTGGTTAAGAAGGCGGAGAGTGATGAGCTGATGACGCGTTCTACTTCCTCCATTTCTACTAGCTCGTTTGCCAGCGTCGCGATGTCTGCTGGCGTCTTGTCCTTGTCTTCCTCTTCTCGTTGGTCTAGCCAGTCTTGTCCTAGGCGACGAGCTACCTCGTCTAGTAGCTCGTGCCACGTGGCTTCTGTTAGGGTTGTGGGCATGGTCGTGTCCTCCTGTTGTGTTAAGGTGTAACGGGTCTCGATGTTTTCCGACGCTTTTTGTGGTCTAAAGAGCCAAGATGCCTTGGGCTATCGCCTCTATCTTCTTGGTTAGGTCCAAGGCTAGCATCGCGCTGGACTTCCGCCCAGCTTGGTTGCTGTCGCCCTTTGCGTAGTTGGTTGCGTCGTCTGCGATTTGTTGTGCGATCTCGGCGATGCAGATCAGGGAAAAGCTAGCTGCATGGTCTGCGTAGGTGTGTTCGGTCATGGTCATATCCTCTTGTTGTGTGTCGGGCTTGATTGCCCCTTGATTCCTTATTTTAGCACAGCGGAATCCGTCTGTCAAGCGTCTGTGTAGATCTCGCTGCACGCGACGCTTGATTGTTGCAGCTTAGCCACATATACGCGACGCTTGGCACGTCGTTTGCTATGCAAGAAGCGTGCCAACTCGTAGGGCTAGTCGTGTGTTCTGTGGCACGTCGTTTGCTATGCAAGAAGCGTGCCAAGCGTCGCACCAGAGCCAAGCGCACATCGGGTCCCCCGCCATCCGCCGCCGGAGCCAACCGCGTCGCGCCACGGGCCCCCCGCCCCCACACAAACGGGCACAAAATATATACCCTATTACGGGTCCCCCTTTTATTCGTTGTGCGGGTCCCCTCTTGGCTTTCTCCTCCGTCTGTGTTTTATTTGTTTCATGTCAGTAGATGTAGATTGGACTGTTATAGAACAAGATTATCGTGCCGGGGTCCTCTCGCAGTCGGCTATTTGTGCCAAGTATAACATATCTATCGAACAATTGAAGAGTAAAGTTTCTAAGTATAGATGGGAACGGGTCCCTCTTGACCCTTTGGCAATCCAAGCAGCGCACGGTGTTATTTCTTCCCCTTCTCCTCCTAAATTTGGAATGGATTCCCATCTAAATGAATTAGATTTACGTGATATGGCGGTTATTACGGCGGCGTCTGTCATTTCTATTCATCGCAAAGATGTTTATCGGTTGCGCGAAGTGGCTGCTCGTGTCTCGTGTTCCATTGTAGATTTTGTTGATGCAGTAAATTCCGGTGACACAGAATCAGAAATGTTTAAAAGAGCCTGTATGATAATGGGAAAGGATTCTCCTGCCGATATGCTTGTAAAATTGTCGAACGTTATGACAAAATTAGTCGGTATCGAACGTCAAGCATTCGGTTTGGATATTCTCCCTCCAGACCCCGCTGCTGGAGAGTCTACGGCCACTATCCAAACCGAAATGAGTAATATATGGACAAAAATGAAGGAAATTCAGGCGGTCAAAAATCAAGCGTCATTGAATCGAGAGGTATAAAATCTTCAGAACAGAAGTTTGCAGACAATCACTTTAAAACTGGTTCGGCACGGCTTGATATGATAGCTTGTGAGGCCCGTTTAAAATGGTTAGAGCAAGCTCGTTCCACGCAAGTAGCCCCTACGGGTGATTGGAGTGTGTGGGCACTTATTACCGGAAGGGGTTTTGGAAAGACTCGAAGTGCTGCTGAAGAAGCGTGGTGGCAAATGATAGAAGATCCTGGTCTTCGTGCTGCGGTAATCGCGCCTACGAATGATGACGTTCGGCATACGTGTTTCGAAGGTGAATCGGGTCTCTTGGCTTGTTGTCCTGAAAAATTAATTAAGGCGTATAATCGGTCCATGTTGACCCTTGAATTAGTGAATGGGTCCATTATTCGCGGTTTTTCATCGGAAAAGCCAGAACGTTTGCGCGGGCCGCAGCATGGTCTTTGTTTAGCAGGAAATACAATTGTTACTATGGGGGATTATTCTACTAAATTATTAAAAGATGTTTTAGTTGGGGATTTTGTGTTGACTCGTGTCGGTTCCCGTCGTGTTACATATTCCGGAATGACTAATTCTAATACTGAAGTATTCCAAATTACTTCTTGTAAAACAACTATACTTGGCACGAAGGACCATTTAGTGTATACTATTAATAGGGGATGGGTCCCTCTGGGTAGTGTCATTAAAGGGGATACGTTATGCCATTTGTCGAATACGCAAACAAAAAATGGTGGAAATGTAAAGACGGGTATTATTGCGAAAATTATGGGAAAAGGTTGCATCGTCAAATTTACGAAGACAATTTTGGCACAATCCCAAAGAGTAAAATTGTTCACCATAGAGATGGTAATAAAGATAATAATGACCCTTCAAATTACGAACTTATTTCGTGGGGCGAACATTCTAAATTACATGCCACAGGACGACAAAAAACAGAAAATGAAAGAAGATTACTGTCAGAGTCAAACAAAACTGTATGGGAAAAATTGGAGCCCCGAATTGGTAAGTGTAGGTTGTGTAGTAAAGAGTATAAAAGAAAATGTTCGGGAAAAATTAGTCCATTTTGTAGTAAACATTGTGAAAATTTGTACCGGAGTAATGCCTTCAGGGAAGAAAGGCATTGCAAATATTGCGGCAAAATGTTTATTGCAGACGACAAACGGCATTGGTTGTGCAGTGACTTATGCAGACGACAACATTATAAAGAAAATAGGGGTAGACAACAAGAACGAGAATATAATTGTGATCAGTGCGGCAAATTGTGTAAATCAAAACAAAAACGAGCAAGATTTTGTTGTCACGAGTGTGGTAGATTGTATCACAGACATAGTGCAAAGCGTAGAAAAATATCCGATTTGTATTCCAGTGTATGATATAAGTGTAGAAGAGGAACATGAATTTTTTGCGAATGGTGTAGTGGTTCATAATTGTTGGTTAGAAGAATTCGCCGCGTGGTCAAATATTGAAGATACGTGGGCCATGATGAAGTTTGGTCTTCGTCTCGGCAAAAATCCACGCAAAATTATTACTACCACTCCTAAACCTATTCAGTTAGTACGGGACGTTATAGCCGACCCCGGTACTGTGGTGGTTCGTGGCTCGACATACGACAACAAAGCTAATTTACCGGAAAAGTTTTTTGAGGATGTTGTTCAGTACGAAGGTACGGCACTAGGTAGACAAGAGCTTCATGGGGAGCTTATTAATCTTGAGGAAATGGGCATATTTAAACGTTCATGGTTTAAAGTGTGGCCCAAGACAAAACCGTACCCCATTTGCGAACTTATTGTTCAGTCGTGGGATACGGCATTTTCGGAAAAACAAACAGCGGATTTTACAGTATGCACTACATGGGGCCTTTTTCCGTCCACAGAAGGTACCACGGGATACGGTGCTATTTTATGGGACGCATGGGCGGACCAAATAGCATACCCCGACTTACGCAAAAAGGCGATAAAAGAGTACGGTACAAAGTATGGCCCCAATGAGCGTCGGCCAGATATTGTACTGATAGAAGAAAAAGCGTCGGGTCAGTCTCTTATACAAGACCTTCGTCGTGCGGGGATTCCGGTGCGAGCATGGAATCCAGGGAGGCAGGACAAAACGCAACGTGCCCATACTATTTCGCATTTAGTTAAAGACGGATTAATATACATTCCAGAATCTCAACAGTCCGCTCGTTCGGGGCAGTTTATGACATGGGCAAATGAAATGATAGAGCAATTAGTCTTCTTCCCCAATGTGAGAAATGACGACTATGTAGATAGTTTTGTTCAGTTCATTTCTCTGATGCGGGATACGGGATGGATGACATCCCAACGTGCGGAGTCAGGGGAATTGACATACTGGAGAAGGTTAATGAAAAAAGGCCAAGGGGCGTACGGCTAATCTTCCATTCCTCCTTTTTGTGTGTTATTATATAATATTTTATCTGTATGGTGTAGGTCAAAATGACTCAAAATCGCATGTCAGCGCGTACGACGCCCTATAAAGTAGATATTAATACTATTTTACAAAATTCTATTAGAGATCCTGATGTGTTGGCAATGATACTGGAATCTGATCCCCAATTATCCAAAATGTTTAATTTAAATAATACTGCACAACAAGCACAAACAAAAAACAAAATGTCGCAAGCGCAAATAGATAAATTGTTTTCCAGAATGGAACAGGGGGTCCAGAAAAAAGCTAAGGGCGGAATGGTGGATTCGGTATATGATATGGCAGAGGCCGACGATGAAGAAACGCTGCCCGAAAGAATGAAGAAATGGGCGCAAGGGGAAGAAGGGACAGAATATGCAGAAATTCTGCCTATTGCACGTAGAGGGGATGATATCAGTTTTGCAGCACCTAAGGCTGTAAGGTCGGTGGCACGTGGCACGGCGGAATTATTGGAGGGCGCACACGGCAAGTTACCCATCGGGGAGAACATTTCGCCCGACGCTTTTGATGCATTGATGGGTATGTCTGTACCAGGGCTCTTGACCAAAGACCGTGGTACGCTTGGTATGTTTGCGGGCCAAAAAGCACGTGGTGCGGACTTAGAAAAACTAGCTGTGGCCAAAAAGTTTACTGAAGCGGGGGGAAAGCCAGAAGAAATTTGGAATTTAACCGGATGGATGCGCGGTAAAGATGGTAAATGGCGTTTTGAAATTCCAGACGATCAAATGCAATATATTCCAGAAGGTATGCAGTATATAAAAAATCCCCCTACTGGAGGGGCCCCTGCCTTGGCCTTGGATCAAGTAGTAGACCATCAAAAATTGTTTGATGCGTATCCCGAACTTAAAGGGCATGCTATTATGACAGACCCTGAACTACCGCACGGAGCAGGGGTATATGACCCTAATATCAATGTAATTACTATGTCCCGTAGTAATATAAATCCGGATGGTACGCATGTGAATTTGCGTGGTGGAAATGTGCCGTTACACGAAATGCAACATGCTGTACAAGAAATAGAGGGATTTGAGCCTGGGTCAAATATGGAAATGTATTCGGCGGGTAATATTTCAGAACGCGAAGCGTATGATATGTATCGTAAAAATTTAGGTGAAGTAGAAGCACGTAATACTGAAGCACGTAGGAAAATGAGTGCGTTGAAACGCAAGCATTCCTACCCCGAATGGACGCAAGACGTAAAACCAAAAGACACGACTACTAAGCCAAAAATGATGGCTTCTGAAGACATTGAGAAGTTTGCCGATGGTGGATTAGTCTTGTCTCGTTCGAAGAAATTTGTTAAAGATTGTAAGCCTATTAATAAAGAACACTATCGTCAGTCACTTGGTGTGGATTCGTTATCAAAAGTTAGAACCAAAGTAAGGAAACCGTTTAAATGAAAGATATAATTGGTACAAGTGTGGACGACGAAGAGATAGATGTCCCCGAAGAAATTATGTTTGATGATGAATCTGATGTCACTGAAAATGATGACGGTACAGCAGAGATTGATCTTGGGGAAGATCAGCCGGATGAGTCAGATTTTAGCGAAAACTTAGCCCTTTTGTTAGACGAAGAAACATTAGATGAATTGGCGTCTAAATATTTAGAATTAATAGAAAAAGACAAAGATGCGCGGGAAAAGAGAGACGAGAAACAAGAAGAGGGTATGACCAAAGCGGGTCTCGGTTCTCCTGCTTCCGGTGGAGCTACATTTGATGGTGCGTCACGTGTCACACATCCAATTCTTTCTGAAGCGTATGTGGATTTTGCGGCGTCTTCTATAAAAGAATTGTTTCCTCCTAATGGTCCAGTGCGTACGCAAATCATGGGCGAAATTACCCATGAGAAGTTAGACCGTGCAAAACGCAAAGTAGCGTATATGAATAAGCAACTTACGAAAGAAGTTGTTGAGTATCGGCCCGAACTTGAGAAGTTATTAACACAATTGCCTAATGGTGGTTCACAGTATATGAAAGTGTACTGGTCACAAGAGTACGGTCGTCCTACAGTGGATTTTGTGCCTATTGATAAAATGATTTTGCCCTATTCAACAAAGTCATTTTATAAAACTCCTCGTAAGTTTCACGAGCAAAACCCTACGCAGTGGGAGTACGAAAATAATGTGATAAATGGCACGTATCGCGATATTGAAGTCGTTATGTCTTCTACTTTGCCCGAAGAAACAAAATCCGAAGTTCAATTAGGAAAAATTGAAGGAAAAGTTTCTAATTATTATAACGACGATGGAGTACGTACGGTATACGAAGGGTGTGTGTACGAAAAATTAGAGGACGATCCCTATACCGAAGATATTAAAAAAGCATGCCCTTATATTTTGATTTTAGATGAAGTGTCACAAAAAATTTTGGGTTTATACCGAAATTGGTCCGAAGATGATTCATTACATCGGGAATTAGAATATATAGTAGAATTTACGTTTATTCCGTGGCGCGGTGCGTATGGCATTGGCCTACCGCACTTAATTGGTGATTTGTCTACGGCGATGACAGGAGCACTTCGTGCCTTGTTAGACAGTGCCTTCATTTCAAATTCCACCGCGTTAGTAAAATTTAAAGGTAGGCCTGGCGGCGAATCCATAGACATGTCTCCGGCACAAGTCACGGAAATAGACGCTTTAGGGGATGACATTCGCAAACTTGCTATGCCGTTGTCCTTTAATGGCCCGTCTCCAGTGCTTTTGCAATTGCTTGGATTTTTGACGGACGCTGCTAAAGGTGTTGTTACTACATCCGAAGAAAAAATAGCCGACGCGTCTAATAATATGCCAGTTGGTACTGCAATAGCTCTTATTGAACAAGGAGCGAAAATATACTCTTCTATTCATGCTAGGTTGCACGAGTCTCAACGTAAAATATTAGAAATTATTCATCGGTTAAATTACGAATACGTGGATGATCGGATTGTTTTTGGGGAAGATGAAAATGATTACGTGGAGCCAAAAGATTTTAGAGGTCCAATAGACGTTTATCCAGTTTCTGATCCGAACATTTTTAGTGAAACGCAAAGGATGGCCCAGGTTCAGGCATTAATGCAGCTTGCTTCTGCTGCACCTCCCGGAATGTACGATATTCGGAAAATTCATGAACGTATCATGGAAGTAATGAAGATTCCGAATTATAAAGAGGTTTTACCCGATCCTCCTGCATCGAAGCCAATGAATCCCGCCGCAGAAAGTATAGCTATGGCCATGGGTACTCCTGTTGCGGTATTTCCGGATCAGGATCATGTTTCACATGTGAAAGTGCATCTTGGTTTTGCTATGAATCCGGTGTTGGGACTGTCTAAAGCTGTTGCCGCAGTTTATATCCCTGCAGTAATAGATCATATCCAGCAGCATATTATGTTTTATTACGCCGCGCTTATGCAAATGGAAGGTTCAAACACTTTGGGTACTAAGATTGAGGATTATTTACGTAAGGACAAATCTTGGGAAGCAGATCAGAATGTCTCTGAAATATTGTCTAGGTCTTCAATGGTAGTGAACGCAGCTGTAGTTAAAGAATTTGGGGATACACCAAAATTAATGGAAAAAGCTCTTCAGTTCTTGCAATCTATTCAACCTCCACCTGCTGTTGATCCTATGATACAGTTGGGTCAACAAGAAATACAAATGCGTACAGAAAAGAACAAACAAGACGGAGAAATTGCATTGCAACGTTTGACGGCGCAAACGGATAAGCAGCAAGCTGATGTTATGATAAAGATGAAAAATCTTGAGCAGCAGATGCAAAAATTAATGATGCAAATCGAGGCTCAAAACAGTCGGACGGCGGAAGAGTTGAATACAGAAGTTGTTGTTCAAAAAATGAAATCCGAGTCGGATCTGGAGGCTCAAAACATCAAAGCGCAAACGAGTTTGCAGATTGAAGGCGGTAAAATAGGGGCGGACATAGGAAGAGATGTGTTAAATAATTTAGTACAACCCAAAGGAGAAGTACAATGAAAGAGGGTCCAATGAATCGTCATAAAGCTATGGCGATGGGAAAGAAGCTTAGTAAAACTGCAAATCCCGGCGTGAAAATGAAGTCGGGCGGTGTGTGCAAAGTTCCGGCTAAAACAAAGAAGAAATAGATTCTTGACAGATGGAACAAATTGTAGTAAATTTGCGTAAAGAACAACTTAATCTGCAGGAGGACGTGTTTAAGCACCCTCCTGCAGATTATGAAACGTTTTGTAAATTGTTAGGTAAATGGCGGGGAGTAGAAGCCGCTATTATCATAGTAGAAGAGGTAATAAATGGAAGACGAAATGCGGAAGATACACGTAGTAGCGGCGTCAAGTTTAAATAAAACAGGATTAAAACTTGCTAAGAAAAATTTAGAAGAAGCTTTTCCAGATGTGGAGCCCGGCTTCAAACCTTTGGGGTCTCGGTTGATAGTTCAAATTCGTACCCCCTCCCCTAAAGTTGGTAGCATTTTGTTAACTGATGAAATTCAAGAAGTAGAACTTTGGAATACTCAAATAGCTAAGGTCAAAGAAATTGGACCTCTATCGTTTAAAGATCGCGGCACTTTGGAGCAATGGCCCGAAGGTGCCTGGGTCGCGGTCGGGGATTACGTTCGTATACCAAAGTATAACCAAGATAAATGGTTTATTGAATACGAGACCAACAAATTAGACGGCAATAATAATAAAATTAAGGCCAAAGCGTTATTTATGTTGATTAACGATTTGGATGTATTAGCTGTAAATGTAGGGGATCCTCTATCAATTAAGGCTTATATTTAACGGAGCGTGGCGGGAAAGCTGCTGTAGAAAGGGAGTGCACTATGTTAGAAGACAAAGAAAATAATACTGAAAATAACGAAGATTTTGATATCATAGAAGAGGGCGTAGAAGAGGCAGGGAGTAAAGACGACGACGGTGAAGACAAAGCTGTGTCTAATGCTCGCGATGATGACGATGAAGGTGATAGCGAAAGTACGGATAGTGATAGTGAAGCAGACGGGCATAAGTTGTCTAATGCTGAAAAGCGGCGCGTACGGAAGAAAAGATTAAAAGAAAAATTAGATAGTAAAGATTCAGTTATAAGAGCGCAAAATGAACGCATTCGTATGCTTGAGGATCGTTTTGAGGCAACTGAAAAGAAAGTCAGCAACCACGATTTATTACAGTTGGATAAAGCAATAAATGACACTGCGGATGTTGTGTCACGAGCTAATGATCTTTATCATCAAGCGTTAAGAGAAGGCGATGCAGAAGTAGCAAAAAAATTAATGCAAGAGATGTACGATGCTCGTCAGCGTCATGATAAATTAGTAAATGTTAAAAGTAGCATTGAGGTCACATCTCGTCAACCGTCTAAATTGGATCCTGTTTTACGGAATAACACAAATTCGTGGATGACGCGTAATCCATGGTTTAAACCAGAATCTAACGATATTGACAGTAAAATAACTCATACTATAGATGTTAGTGTTATGAATGATGGATATGATCCCCGTACAAAAGAGTATTGGAAAGAGTTAGATCGTAGACTAGCAAAACATCTACCTCATCGGTTTAAAGGGAATAATATTGACGAAGATACCGATGATGATGTAGAATATGAAGATGAAGTCGTAAAAAAGAAGCTGCCTAAATCTGTAATCAGTGGGGGTGGTGCATCTTCAAGTGGAGGACGAACCAAGGTGGTACTATCTAAACAGAGGGTACAAGCATTGAAAGACGCGGGGTATTGGGATGATCCAGCCGCGCGTAATAAAATGGTTAAAGAATACCTTGCGTATGACCGTCAAAACAAAGGGAGATAATTATGACTACAGATAATAGACTAATTTCAGGCGCGTCGCAAGTAAATAAGATGCGCGAAAATAGGGCTGGCACGGATCGGCCCGCGTCTCAAAATCGTGAAGTGACTGATAAAACGAGGGCTGCAGAAATGTTGTCTCGTTTAGCAGAAATAGATACGGTTTTACCCAATCCACCTGTAATTTCTGGATACCATTTGGTGTGGTTGAGTACTAATAATCAAAATGATTCTTTGGAACGACGCATATCGTTGGGGTATGAATTAGTAAAACCGGAAGAAGTTCCGAATTTTGCTTTCCCGACGTTAAAATCTGGTAATGTGGTGGTAGACCGTGTACAGATTAATGAAATGGTGTTGTGTAAAATTACGGATGATTTGTACCAAGCATATATGACTTATAATCACCATACACGTCCTCTTGAAGAAGAAGTCCGGATGAAACCGGATATTACTGAAATCAAAGATGGTCGCGGTAATCCTATTGGAATGATAGACGGGGACGGTTTTGTAGACCTCGGTAAAAATGTGGCCCCTGCTAGTTTTAGCTAGGGGATAACTTTAACTCTAAGAGGTGATCAATGACTACTACTTCTAAGCCTTTTGGTCTACGTCCAGCGTTTCATAAATCAGGCTATGTCCGTCCTACGGCGTATCCCGATGGAATTCTGTCCACGTATGCTACGGGCATTCTAAAATATCAGCCTGTTACGATTGTAACATCTGGTAAAATTGAGGCTGTTGCCGCTGGAACAAATGACTGGATTGGTGTGTTTGCTGGTTGTGAATACGTTACGACTGATGGTCGTCATGTAATTTCTAATCGGTGGCCCGCTTCCACGACGTATGTTGCTGGAACAATGGTTGCGTATATCTGGGATGATTCGAAAATTGTATACGAGGTTCAGGCCGACGATACATTGGCAATCGCCACAATTGGCGACGAAGCGGATTTCTCTGGTGTTACAGATGGTTCTACGACTACGGGGTTGTCAGCTGCTATGCTTGATGCAACTGTCAAGACAGTAGGCGTACAGGGTCAAATGCGTATTATAGGTCTTGCCCCCGATGTTGATAATGCTTGGGGTGATACTTATACTGTTGTTCAAGTTTTGAATGCTCGTCCTTTGTACGATGCAATCAAAGTAGCCATCTAATAGCGGGGGTCTAATATGTCTAATCCAATGAGAAATACTGACTTCCGTTCGATTGTTGAGCCTATCATCAACAAAGAATTTGATGGTGTCTACGATCAACGGGACGATGAGTTTAAGCAGGTTTTTAAGGTTCAAACGGGCATTGCTCGTGACCGCCACGAAGAGCCTGTTTTGTTCGGTTTCGGTGCTGCGCCGGAATTGCCTGATGGCATGCCTGTCACGTACCAAGCTGGCGGTGTATTGTTTCTAAAGCAATACATTTATAAGCAGTACGGCTTGGCCTTTGCCTTGACGAAAATCTTGATCGAAGACGGTGATCATATCCGTATTGGTCAGGTGTACGCTCGTCATTTGGCGCAGTCCTTGATCGAAACGAAAGAAACGCTTTGCGCTAACATTCTTAACCGTGCGTTCACGTCCGGTTATAATGGCGGTGACGGTGTAGTTCTGAATAGCGCGTCTCACCCAATCGCGGGTGGCACGTTCTCCAATGTTCTCACAACGGCGGCGGCTCTTTCGCAAACATCTGTGGAGCAAATGCTCATTCAGATTCGTTCAGCGGTGGATAATAATAGTAAGAAGATTCGTTTGAAAGCGAAGAAACTTATTGTTGCCCCACAGAATGAGTTCCAAGCTGAAACGATCCTGAAGTCTGTTCTTCGTAGCGGTACTGCGAATAACGACATCAACCCGATCGTTTCACGTGGCATGCTAAGTGAAGGCGTAGCGGTTATAACCCGTCTCACGTCTAATACGGCATGGTGGATCCAAACTGATGCCCCCGAAGGGTTGAAGTTGATGATGCGTCGCAATTTGACGAAATCGTTCGAGGGGGACTTCGAGACAGACAGTATGCGATACAAAGCTACGGAACGCTACATCCCTGGATGGACCGATCCACGAGCCTGTTATGGAACTAGCGCGACTTGAAGTGTAATTAAAGTGTAATTGACACTTTGTTTTTGGTGTGTTAAGTTGGGGACTTCTTTAACAAAAAGGAGTCCCCAATGCTTATTTCCGCCAAAAAATGTTCTGTAGTAGGTTGTAATGAACCCGTATGCGCCAAAGATTTATGTAATACGCATTATAAAAGATTGAATCGTCATGGACACATTCACAATACTCGACCTATGGATTGGGGTAGTAGAGAGAAAAGTCCTTTATACACTACGTATAACTGGATAATGTCGAAATTGAGTAATGATATTTGCGAGGAATGGCGGCAAGATTTTTGGCAATTTGTTAAAGATGTAGAATGTAAACCGAAGAATCACGTTCTAGCCCGTGTGGATATTAATTTGCCTTTCTGTAAAAATAATTGTTATTGGCAAGAAAAAAAGACGTCTGGTAATTCCGAAGAAAGGAAAAAAAAGTTAAGAGAATACCAAAAGCTTTGGAGAAATAATAATCCTGAAAAAGCGTTAAATACTTCTTTAAAAAAACATTATAATATGAATGTAGAAGAATACAATAGTATGTATATTTTGCAAAAAGGCAAGTGTAAAATATGTGTAAAGGAAGAGAGTGCAGTGGATAATAGGACTAAAAAATTGCGTCGTTTAGCGGTTGATCATTGTCATAAAACAGGTAAAATTCGCGGGTTATTATGCTCGTCGTGTAACGGTGCGTTGGGTAGGTTTTATGATGATCCTTCCCTTGTTCGTCGCGCCGCAGAGTATGTCGAGAAAGATGGGGACATTGCACTTTTGTAGGGGTTGTGTTATAATTCTTGCATTCTCGGTTTCCGAGTACTTTTGATAAAGGGAGACAGTACAATGGGTACAACTAATTTTTCAGCCCTCCAGGTCGGCGGGGTTCCTACGCAGGGCATGGGAGGTGCTCCCTTTCTCACAGGTAATTGGTATTTTGTTGATGCGGTGTCTGGGGCAGACGGTAATCCTGGTACAGCTGATCTACCTATGGCGTCAATCACAGCAGCGTATAACCGCTGCGTAGAAGGTAAAAATGATGTTGTTGCTATTGTTTCTCGGCCTACTACAGTAGGCGCGACGCTTGGCACACAACGTTTGTCAACTTCACTTACGTGGGCAAAGTCGGCTACTCATTTAATCGGTGTTGGTGCTCCTACGATGATTGGTCAACGTGCCCGTATTTCTACAGCCACGGGTGCTACGGCTAACCTTGCCCCTTTGATGACGGTTTCGGCCCAAGGGTGTATTTTTTCTAACTTCTCGATCTTCCAGGGTGTTGGTGAAGCCGCCACGGATGAAAAGTTGATTGACATCACAGGACAACGTAATTACTTCCATAACGTCAACTTCCAAGGTATTGGTTCTGCTGCTGGAGCCGCACGTGCTGGAAGCTACAATATCTACCTTAATGGCGGTTCGGAAAATACATTTGATGGTTGTACAATCGGGGTTGATACAGTCACACGTACGGCGGCTAATGCAAGTGTTAAATTCCGCTCTGCCGCTACGCGTAATGTCTTCAAAAATTGCTTATTCCCGTTGATGTCAACGGGTGGTACAGCGTTGTTTGTAGATGCGAATGCAGTTGGTTCTGTTGATCGCTTTGCTTGGTTTAAGGATTGTACTTTCTTAAATGGCGGCATTAATTCTTCCGGTGCAGTTGTGGCTGCGGTGGCTGCATTCAATGCTGCACAAGGCGGTACGCTCTTGTTTGATAATTGTTCTGCGGTTGGTTGTACGGATTGGACTGCTACTGATACCGCTACTGTTAAAATTACGGGTGCCGTACCTAATGGCGATACATCCGGCATGGCGGCTTCTTCTGATGCTACATAAATAGAATTGGCAGAACGGGAATAATTGTGTTTATTCCCGTTCTGTGATATATTATTGGGGGTGCGGGAAAGCTGCGCTAGAATTTTAACCGTATTGGAGTTCGATATGGCCACTTCTGGCACAGTAGGTACTACATCATTGGATGTTATCGGCTTAATAGAGAAATCTATAAAGAAGTGTGGTACCCCTGTCGGCACTGTTGGTTCCGAACAATTAGATTCTTTCAAAACAGAATTATTTTTACTACTTAGTGAATGTGTTAATGTTGGCGTTCCTCTTTGGACGATTACTAAAAAAGTTTTAGGATTAAAAGAAAACCAATTATACGTAGATATGCCTGTGGGTACTATAGACGTCATGAATGCTTTGCACAGGTATAATGTTCTTCCATCCGGTGGTACGCCCGCCAGTAGTTCCGGTACTTCGGCAAGTGCTTTTGACCAAGATTTAACAACTTCCTGTACCCAAACGGCTTCGGATGGTTGGATTTTATACGATTTTGGTTCTGATGTAGTGGTTACCACATTGGGGCTTTTACCTGCTACTACTCAAGCTTTAAATCCCGTTTATGAACACTCTAGTGATGGGGTTGTATGGATTACGTCGGTCGCGGTGGGGGTTACATCTACTTATATAGGGGGACAATGGTACTGGAAAGACGTTGATGCTCCTGCGTCTGCTAGGTACTACCGTATTAGAGAAACAAGTGGCGGTACACTGAACTTGACTGAACTTGTTTTTGGTCAAAATGCTAATGAAATCCCCATGGCCCGTATCAATAGGGACGATTATCAAAATTTGCCTTTTAAAAATAATGTCGGTCGTCCTCTTCAGTATTGGTTTGATAGGCAAATAACTCCTAGGATGGTGTTGTGGCCCACATCTGATAGTAATTTTAATACAATAGTTGCATGGACGCGTAGAGAAATACAAGATATTGGAAGTTATACTAATATTTTAGAAATTCCTAATCGATGGCTGAATGATGTAACACTTGAATTAGCCAGTAGAATTTCATTAGAGATTCCTGGTGTGTCGGATTCTAGAATAGCTACGTTAAAAGCGTTGTCACAAGAATCTAATCTAAGTAAATGGATAGAAGAAAGGGATAATAGCCCCGTCAGTATATCCTTTGGGACTAGGGGGTATACACGATGAGTGGTTATGCTTCTGGTTGTCTTTCTAACGCGATTTGTGATCGCTGCCGCCGCAAAGTGCCTTATCGGGACTTACGCCCCGACGGGAATTCACCGGGACTAATGGTTTGTCAAGATCCTGGTTGTTGGGATCCAAGAGATCCCTGGAGATTGCCTCCAATTCAACCGGATAATATAATATTAAGACACCCTCGTCCTGATACTAATATAAGCTCTGCACCTCCCGAAGAAGAAGGCACAGCATCTTATTTGGAACTGGAGCAAGGTGGCAGTTTGGAACTGGAGCAAGGTGGCAGTTTGGGGTTAGAAGGATGAAAAAATTATTATTTTTATTTTTAGTGTTTCTGTCTTTCCCCGTTTTTGCGGCTAATTCCACTTTGTCTAATTTGACTTCGGGCGGCGCGTTACAGGACGATGATTTAATACTTATTTCTAGAGATGGAATTAGTTACAAAGCTATTTGGGCAAACCCCACTTCTCAAGTTAATGCTGATTGGAATTCTTTTTCGGGTCTGTCGCAAATTTTAAATAAGCCTATTCTGGGTACAGCATCCGCGTATAATGTAGACACAAGTGGTAGCAATATCCCGTTATTGAATGGTATTAATACATTTTCGGGGTTAAATAATTTTACGGGTGGCTTACGACTGAATAACGTAAGTGTAATAACTGGAAACCAAACCATAAGTGTTACAGGGGATTGTTCTGCCACAGGTACTACTACTCTTGGTGTTTCTTGTACAAAGACAGCTGGAAATGTTTTTGTGGCATCTGCCACGGTGGATACCACTAACGCGTCTAATATTTCTTCTGGTACGTTGCCTGTTGCTCGTTTGCCTTATAACGCGTATCTTAGTGTTGCAGTAAATACGGTGCTCACTACGAACAATAATTTTGTCGAAGTTACCGCGTCGGGTAAAGTTATAACTTTACCGACTGCTGTCAATATTCAAGGTAAATCGTTTAACATTGATAATTCTTCTACAGGAAATATAACTGTAAACACTACATCTAGTCAAACAATTCAAGGATCATTAACACAAACTGTACCTTCGCAATCATCTATGTCCGTTATAAGTAATGGTACAAATTGGAGGATATACTAATGACGTATTTTTCAGAAGTTAAAATAGTGGATGGTTATGGGAATAAGGTAGAAGCTACACTTCTCGATCAACTTAAAGTAACAGAATCTCGTCGTGTTGCAGGGGGGGTATTCAATAGTACAACATTAGATTCTAATTATTTTACGTCTACTGTAGGAGCCAATGGCACTGCAACAGTTACTGGCAGTGTGTTAGCGGTTACTACTACTACGGATTCTGGCTCGAACGCCGCCGTTACTACGAGCTCTTTAGCGCGTCATGTGAGTGGTAATTCTTATTATTTTAGGTCTGCCGTAATAATAGAGGACGTTGGTGCGGCTAATAATGTAAGATTTTGGGGTGCAGCAACGGGTGTAGTACCTACAGATGGCTATTGGTTTCGATTATCAGGGACCACTTTTTCTATAGTGACTATGAATTCTAGTAACCCTACTGTAGTTTCAAGTGGTAGTTTCAATGGAGCATCTACAACTTACGCCTTGGATACTAATTACCATACATACGAAATATACTACACTACAAGTAAAGTATTGTTTGTCATAGATGGTGTACTTATACATACAGTAAGGGCGACTACAGCCTCTATAGTAGGAATAAGACATTTAAAACCAACAATATCAAATGTAAATACAGGGGTAGGTTCTGCTGTCACTATTTCTTCGATGTTTCTAACTATAAATAAGTTAGGTGTGGAAAATTCTCAAGCTAAATTTTTGCACGTTAATGGAGCAAATGCGGGAGTACTTCTGAAAAGGGGTCCCGGTAATCTTCGCGATGTGTTGGTTAATGCGTCGGCCAATGGTTCGACTGTAAGTATTTATGATGCATTAAGTGCGACAAACGCTATAGCTTTGTTATCTTTTGCTACCGCCGCCGATGCTGTAGCTATGAGATACGACGTTTTATTTAATATAGGATTGTATCTTGTGACAACAAATGCGGCAACGGATGTGACGATAATTTATGAATAACGAACTCTAAAGGAGAAATGAAATGCGTCCAGTTACAGTTACGACACCAGCGGCTACGGGCCCTTCGGCACCAGTTGTGCTTGATCAATATTTAACACCTACAAATGTTTCGTTAAATGTGAAATTTGGCACAGCGGCGGCTACTTGTTCGGTTCAGTATAGTTTTGATGATCCTTGGGCGGTGTATGCAACGGATTATAATACTAATGCAACGTGGTATTTTCATCCAGACATGAACAATATGCTAGTAGATAGGCAGTCAACCCTTGACGGATTGACTCCTCGTGCGGTTAGGTTAAATAATATTTTGTGGACATCGGGTCAACCAACACTTACGGTTATTCAGGCAGGTATAAAATGACAAATACAAATAGAAATGTCTTCGCAACCGCGACTATTGCTAGTGGTGCGTCTTTGTCGGGTGCGGTTAATTTTGATTCTACCATCAATATTAATAATGTTCGTTTGTTTGGCGTTGATATGCCTGACCCCTGGACAACAGCGAATATTGTTGTGTATCAAAAACATGTGGACGGCACATATAAACCTGTAAAAGATGAAGACGGGAATGATTTAACTATCGCAACTATCGCTGGCGGCATATGTCGATTTAGTAACCCATCGCAATATTCTGCTTTGACAGATATTAAGCTACTCTCTGGATCGGTTGCTACCCCTGTTAATCAAGGGGCTGATCGTATAATAACATTGGTGTTGAGGGCGATTTAATGGGCCTTTCTGACAACTTACCTATTTGGCAATCTGGGATGTTAAGGCCAAAGATCAACTGGTCATTTATCGGAAGCATCCCGTCTAACTTGACCTTCACCCGCGCAAGCACTGGCACGTATTTTGATGCCGAGGGTGTTTTGCAGACAGCGGCAATTGATGCCCCACGTTTTGACCATGATCC